TTTAGTGATAATCCAGTAGATTGTATAGAGGATTATTTAACAAGCACTATTTATGGTAGGTCTATACCAGCTTCACAAATAGATACTGCATCATTTACTGCTGCAAGAAATATTTGTGATACTGAAGTAACAGTAGGCGGTAAAACACAAAAGAAATACACTTGCAATGGCATAGTCAATACCAATAACAAACCATTAGAAAATATTACAAAACTTTTAACTAGTTGTAGAGGTTCTTTAATATTTTCAAGTGGAAAATATAAATTATTAATTGATGATGTAGGTACAGCAGTACAAACTTTTAATGAAGATAATATTGTTGGTGCTTTTGAATTGTCTTTAGGTGGTAAAGAATACAAAGCCAATAAAATCAGAGCAAACTTTTTTAATAATAATCGTGATATGCAAGGAGATTTTGCTATAGTCGAAAGTTCTACATTTAAAGCTGAAGATAATGGCTTAAATCTTGAGAGGGCAATAGAACTACCATTCACCGACCAAATGGAACGTGCCTTAATGATTGCTACAATAAACATGAAACAATCAAGGCAATCATTGGTTTTTAATTTTACATCAACAATTGAAGGTTTAAGAGCAGAAATAGGAGATGTAATTTTTATTTCATTAGAATCTTTAGGTTGGAACACACTTAATTCTAATCAAGGCAAGAAATTTAAGATTATGCGATTAGGCATAAAAAATGATGATGAAGTAGATATTACTGCAAGAGAATATGATGATGATGTATATAACTTTGGTACAATACAAGCAGAAGATACAGCGCCTAACACAAACCTACCTGATTTTTCATTTGTAGATAAGCCAACTATATCTACACCTACAGAAGAGTTAATTATAGATTCACCAACAATATTCAACAGAGTTACTATTAATTGGACTCAAGAAAATAAATCGTCTGTTGAATCTTATGAAATCGGTGTTGATAGACTAAACTCGATTAGACTCGCTGATAAAAACAGTTATGATTTTCAAGGCAGAAGTGTCAATGAAAGTTTTGTAGTAGATAAATTAGAAGCTGGTCAATATCTTATTTCTGTAAGAGCAAAAAACAGATTGGGAGTTTATTCTGATTTTTCTACACAAATATTTGAAGTAAAAGGTTTATCTCTTTTTGCACCTGTAAATACACCAGCAATCAATTCTGTAACAGAAGAATTATTTACCACCACACAAGGTTCTGGTGTAAAAGCAAAAGCCATATTAACTTTTGGTGCATCAGTCAATGCAGTATGGGAAGATATAGGAGTTACTATTGACCATTATGATGTCGAGTTTAAAAAGTCTACCGAAGCATCTTTTCAAGGTGCAGGTACATCACAAGGAACTAATTTTGAATTCTTTGATATTGAACCAGCTTTGTATGAGTTTAGAGTAAGAGCAGTCAATACAGTTGGCGTAGCATCAGAATTTGCATCTACCACACAAAGAATCTATGGTCTTACTGCTGTTCCAGCAAATGTTTCTAATTTATTTTTAAGAGCAGATAGCAATACTGCAACTTTAAGTTGGACACCAACAACAGACTTAGATGTCAAGATTGGTGGTTTTTATGAGATAAGACATTCATCACTTACATCAGGTGCAGAATGGTCGCAATCAACACAAGTAGGTGAAGCTGTATCAGGTATAGCAAACACTGTAGAAGTGCCTTTATTAGTTGGTACTTATTTAATCAAAGCTGTTGATTCCATTGGCATAAAATCTGCTAATGCCACAACAGTAGTTAATACAGTCACACCTGATTTGTTTCAATCGCAAGTATTTTTAACCAGAACAGAAAATCCTTCTTTCGCAGGAACTAAATCAAATATGATAGTTGCTGACGACAACACATTAAAATTAGAAGCAGATACTTTGTTTGATTCTTTGGGGTTGATTGATGAAGTAGGGTTAATAGATTCAGCAGGTGGTGTAGATTTATCAGGTACTTATGATTTTGCCAACATTATAGACACAGGTATACCAGCACAATCTTATAGATTAACTTCTGCATTTGCTTTTACCACAAATTCAACATCAGATTTTTTTGATACTCGTTCAGGAAATATTGATACATGGGATTCTATAGATGCCAATACTTATGATGATGTTGAAGTTCAGTTACAAATAGCAACAACTAATGATAATCCTGCTGGTTCACCATCTTGGTCTGACTTTCAAAATTTCAGAATTGGTAATTACTATGGTCGTGCTTTTAAATTTAAGTTATTAGTAACATCAGGCGATGTAACTCATCAAGTTTATATCACATCTTTATCTGCGACTTTGGAAGCCTTTCAAAAAATAGACACCAACCAACTAACATCAAGTACAAGTTCATTAGGTGTTACTTTTGGTGAAGGATTTTTAGTTACTCCAAAAATTGCTGTTACTGCACAGAATATGGCAAGTGGAGATTTTTATGAAATAACAAGTGTATCAAGCACAGGTTTTACAATTACTTTCAAGAACAGTAGTGGTACAATTGTCGCTAGAACATTTGACTATATAGCAAGAGGTTTTTAATGGCTCAACATGATTATGATATAGCTAATGCCACTGGAGCGAACTTCAGAGCAGACTTAAATAATGCTTTAGATGCAATAGTATCTAATAATTCAGGTTCTTCAGAACCATCTACCAAATTTGCTTATGAATGGTGGATTGATACTTCTAATAATTTATTAAAGCTAAGAAATTCTGCAAACAACGCATGGATTACTTTGCCTTTATCAATCACCGCAGATAATGCAACATCAGGCGCTTTAACAGTAAATGGTAATTTAACAACTACAGGCACAATTGATGTTAATGGACAAGAATTAATTTTAGATGCAGATGCAGACACATCAATAACAGCAGATACCGATGACCAAATAGATTTTAAGATTGGTAATGTAGATGTTGCAACTTTAACAAATAGCAATTTAGTTCTTAAAGGCACAACACCTTCATTAACAATTGGTGATGGTGGAGAAGAAGATACTAAAATTGTTTTTGATGGGAATGCACAAGATTTTTATATTGGTTTAGATGATTCTGCTGATGATTTAGTCATAGGTACAGGTTCAACTGTTGGCACAAATCCTTTGGTAGCTATTGAGAATGGTGGAAACGTTGGCATTGGAACTGCAACACCAAGCAGAAAATTATCTTTGGTAGATAGTGGTACAACCACAGCTTTAGAATTAAAAAATAGTTCAGGTCAGCTTTCTTTACTTAATTTTTCAGGACATAATTTAGAACTAGGAAATTCTAGTTCTTCTGGTTATTTTAACCTTTACACAAATAATGGTAATGCAAATTTGTTTATGACATCTGATGAAAAGTTTGGTCTGGGTACTTCTAGTCCGCAAGGTCAGTTACATATTCAAAAAGATTCTTCAGAAACCGATTTAGTTATTCAATCAAATACAGGTGGAACAGGTACAGCACAAGGCGGCAGATTAATACTTCAGCTTGGTGCGATGACCAATACGGGTTCAGGCGGTGACGATACACGAGCAGGAGATGTTCTTGGGTTAATTCGATTTAAAGGTCAAGGCACTGACTACTCTTATGATGGTGGAGAACTTTATGTCGAGGTGCAAACAGGAGATGGCGATGACGATAGGTCTAGTCAAGGAACTGCGATGGTATTTAAAACAATGAATGTAGGGGTTGCGTTTGCACAAGAAAATTTTAGAATTGCACAAGATGGTACTTTAACAGCAACTGATACTACGATTGGTTCAAATTCTGATAGAAGAATTAAGAAAAATATAACTGACTTTACAGGCGGTTTAGACTTAGTTAAAAGTTTACAACCAAGAACTTTTGAGTTTAAAGATGAAACAGGCAAAAGAAAATCAGGTATTCGCAGAGGTTTTGTAGCACAAGAAATTTTAGAAAAAGATGATTATTGGGTTTATGAACAAGAAGCTAACGATAAAGATGATTCAGAGTATGAATATACAAAAGATACTGAAAAAGTTTATTTAACAAAGCTGAATGATAAAGATGCGATGTATGTTTCTGCAATCCAAGAATTAGAAGCAAGAATAAAAACCTTAGAGGGATAATATGGCAATAAATTATATTTGGGATTGTAAAACTGTAGATGTAAAAACAATTGATGATAATGAAGACACTGTTTTTAATGTGCATTGGCGATTAAAAGCTGAAGACAATGTTAATACCATTAAAGATTCTAGAGGTAACGACATAACCGCTACTGCTACAATTTGCGGTACACAAGAATTAGATACTTCTGATTTGTCTAGCTTTACTACTTTTGCTGATTTAACCAACGAACAAATAACAGGATGGGTAGAATCAGCTTTAGGTAGCGATGTAGTACAAGCTAAAAAAGAAGGTCTTGATGCAAGAATAGCTGAGTTAGTGACACCAACACAAGAAACAAAAAAAATAGGAGAATAATATGTCAGATATACAAGTTAGAAACGATAATGGTGATGTAGAGGAATACAACAAAGAAGATATGACTGATGAACAAAGAAGTTTGTTTAACGATGTCTTAGCTTTGCAACAAAGATGTGTTGAGATTGAGCCAATGGCAAGAGAATTTGCAGATAAAAAACAATTGGTTGATTTTAAATCTCAGTCATTATTAGAAAGCCTTAGAGGTATAGGAAATGCCGAACAAGAAAACAACAGCGAAACCAAGACAATCGACTAAAAAGCCAACTGTTCAGCAAGTTGCAAATGCTTTAGATAGGCATGAAAGAATATGCGAACAAAAATGGAAGGAGAACTTCCGCAGATTGGATTCAATTGAATCGGATATAAATACTACCAATAAAAGATTGTGGCAAATAGCAGGAATTGTTATTGGTTTACTATCTTCTTTAGTGATTAATGCGTTCTTCATGTGAAATGAACATTGAAGAATATTATATTGAAATCTCAATATTTATCGCAAGTGTTTTAGGTGGTCTTGCTCTTAAAGATTATTCGGTATCTTTTATCAAAGGTCTTAAATTTAAACTCAATTCACAATTCAACGAAGGCGATAAGGTCTTATTAGATGGCGAACAAGCCATGATAATTAAAATAGGCATGGGAACTACTGTTTTTGGTGTTTATGGGCGTGATGGCTACACATGGCGTTATATCAGCAATACTAAGATAGAATCCCTTAAATTAGAAAAGATAGTTGATAAAGACTTACATCAAGATTCTGCTTATGAAAAGCGACAAAAACTAAAAGACATATTAGAGGGCAAAGAAGATGATTGATAAATTTTTTAAACCAATAAGCGATTTAATCGGCAAAGCCATACCTGATAAAACTAAACGCATGGAATTGGAAGCAAGTATCAAATCGCAAATGATAGATCTTCAGAAAGCACAATCAGAAGTAAATCTAGCTCAAGCAAA